GTGCAACAAACCAACGGTTCTCTTCTGGCACTGATTCATCATCAAGCAAACGAGCCATTGCAAGCATCAGGTTGATGCCAGCGTCGTCTGTTTCGATGTTGATGGGTGCGTTTGCAGTACCAAGAGTACCAGCAGCAGCAGTAGTGGTCAGAGTTGTACCAGATACAGCAGAAGCTGCAATTCCGGCTTGGTCAGACATAGCCTGAAGAACGGTCTTGTCGTACTTACGCTTCAAGGCAAATGCACCAGAAGAGGTGGCAAGTGCTTCAAAGTTTACGTGCGAGTGACGCTCTTCAATGTCGTCGATTTTAAATGCAAACGCATTAGCCTGATCAACAACCATAGTAATCTGGTCATCAGCCAAGTCTTGTGGGTTTACAACAGAACCCCGCTGGTAAGCGGATACTGTAACAGTCGGCTCTTTAATGATACGGACTGTGTCGCCAAAGTTTTCAATTTCGCCAGCGTAATCAGTGTTCGTGATGTCTTCAACAACCGAAGCGCGACGAAAGAATTTGAGAACTTTTTGGCTAAAGATTTCTGGTGCAAAATTACCGGAAGGTAAGTTTCCATATCCAGAAGAGGTAGAAAACGCCATGTTCTATTCCTTCTTTATTTTGAGGTTTTAAGAGTTTAGTTCGATTCGCCCTTCTTGCCGTGCTAGGTCGAGTTCAGCTTCCATCTTCTCGAACTCCCACGGACGCATCTTGGCGATTTGTGAAGCTTTCCAGATTTTACCATTGTTGTCCCGTGTAGAGACTTCTTTGGCATTTTGACGAGTAACAGCGGCTGCTGCATCCTCATTCTTTTTAGGTCTGGTCTGCTTCTTTGTGCTGATATTGTTATCAGCCTTGTAGAGGTCTACGACCCGTGCCGCCCACTTAGAGTCGGTATTGTTTTTGTAAATACCATCTGCTATTGAGCTTGGTTGTTCCTCAAGCCACGCAAGAAACTTTTCATCGGCTTTTAAGTCGTCGAAGTCAGGGTGTGCGTTAAGCAATTGCTCGTAAGCTGTTTGCTTTTCTAGCTCCTTCTCTCGCTCCTTAATAGTGCCTAGCTCTTCTCGTAGTTGAGAAAGTTGAGATTCGGTCTGCATCGTTGAAACAGTCTGCACCACTTCAAAAACTTCGGGGTACTGATCTTTAAACTGTGCCAGTTCGTCCATTGTCTTTGGCATTGGTACACCCTGAGGTAGTTCTACGTTACGTTGATTAACTGATGATTTAAGTTCTTCTATTTCGCCCTTAAATTCCAGTACCTTTGAATCGTAGTGACGTTTCAAGTCGTCATACCGTTTCTTGTAGTCGTGGTCTTCGCTTGGCTCTTTCTTTGCCTCTACGAAACTACTTCCCTGTTCTTGCTGAGTAGCCGCTTGTTCTACGGGGTCAGCGTCTTGGGCTTCCACGTTTGTCTCTTCATCTTCATCCTCTTTGTAAACTTCGTCTCTGTACTTTCCTTTGTAAAGAGCGTCGTTGTTGAGTGTTCCGAAAGAGTCGTTTACTTTGTTGGCACGGTGGCCTCTTGCTTTTGCCATTGTATTTACCTCACTTGCGGGGCCACATGGCTGTGGGTAGCCGCGTCGGTTGTGCTGGGGCCACGAACTCGTGGGTAGCCAGCGGATTCCTTACTTCCTGTAATTTGTAACCTTAGGAGTAAACTTATAACTCATAAATGAATCGTCATATAGTGTGCCTTTTCCTAGAGAAGATGGGGTGAGCATTTCTGCAGCACTCGCTAGGACTGCTAGAGGCGGGGTAGCTACGGTTGCCACTTTAACAATGGCTCGTCCCGCTAACTTTCCAGCAGATTTAGGGTCGTTCTTAAATGTTTCAATAAAATTAATTTTTGACTTGTCGTCGTGAAATACCTGATCCTGTAAGAAGAATGCTATGTCATCCAGAGAACGTTCACCCGCTAGATACGCCTTCTTTAAACTATCTACAAAACGCAAGTTTTTGTTGAGTTCTGATTTTGGCATTTTTGCAAAGTATTCAGTATCTTTTTTTGCTTCCATTTTAAAGCCGTCTTTTACACCATTAAACATTTCGTCTATTGTAACTTTACGGCTTTTAATTACTTGATTGCCCTTGCCCGATCCGGCTGCAAAACGACCTGCTTTTTTAACATCTGTCGTATGATACTTACCAACATTTTCTTTGCCGTAGCCATAGTCAGTTGGAGTTACCTTTGCTGGGTCTAGGGGTTCGCCTCTGTATACGGTGACCCGATCACCCTTTGCCAACTTTTTTCTAGAGATAAAGCCACCCCCTGCGGCTTGTTCTCTTTCTTGTTGACGGCGTGAAACTTCCTTCTTGCCGCGATTGTTTATCTTTTTTAGCCTGTCGTAGCCGATGATCTTAGCTATGTGTGGCGGGATTGTTACTTCGCCCCGTGACACGGCAATGGCAACTTCTTGGGACATGCCCTGTTGCCCTGCTCCCATGCCGCTTTCTCCTGCCTTTTGGTAAGCCTGACGGAGCATCTTCTCTACGTCGTCGCGTCCCATCTGATCAGCGGCTGCAGAATTAATTACAAAGGTGCCTTCTTGTACTTCACGGGGTACGTCATCGGCTATGCTTTGCTGGTCAGTTGGTCGTTGGTTGCCGCCAACAAACTCTGGACGTTCGGCAAAGCCAGCGGGACCACCCTCCTGCATACCGACTCGACCGCCAAGTTTATAAAAATCTGTTTCACCATAAGCGTAACCATCTTCAGCCGGGCCCTCATTATTATTGTCGCTACCGGGATTAGGATTGTACTGAGCCTCAAAAGCCGCATCAATTTCTGCTTTAACTTCATCACTTGTTACTGTTGTGGTGGCTGGTGCATTATCCGCTGTTTCGCTATCACCCCGGAAATCACTAAATGTACTAAACCCTTTGTCGTTCAATCCTGCTTCGGAACCACCTGTACCGCTAACAAGAAAATTCCCACTCCTAATACTATTGATTTTATGAAACGATAATCCAGTAGCATTTACTGCGCTTTTGACTGCATCGCTTTCCATTTGTGTCTGAAAATCTATTCCCTTTGCTCTGGCTGTAGCACGACCTTTACTAACGGCACTCGCTGATAGAGTAGAACCAAATCTTGCGTTTATACCTGAAACGTAGGCTTCTGCTTGATAATCCCAACCCATTAGGGATGAGTTTCCATTGAGGTCTATAAAGCTACCAGTCTTAGGGTCGTATGTTCCCCCTACTCTTGCCATGTCTTCGCTGCTCATGTACTCGCTTTTTACTCCGGTTCTCTCGTAAAGTTTTGTAGCTTCATTATATGTTTCTCTAAGGGTACCCGGAACATACCCTCGCTTCCTTGCTTCTAAAGCCGCCATCTGATACTGGGTACGACCCTGTAAATTTCCAACGTAGTTAAAATTCATGCCCCCCATTTTATTTGGCTGACTATAACCAAAGAACGAAGCCTCTCCCGGCATCCGGCTAACCATTGTGCCGTCTATATCCATCAAGGCACCGCCTGTGCCGCTTGTTGCTTGGAAGGCTGCAGCGTTACGAGCTTGTTGGGCCATGTTTAGGCCACCGAACGCAGTGGCAAGTATACCCATACCTACTCCGGCTGGCGCACCTGCTGCTCCCGGAGAAATAGCTGATGGTTTATCCCCATAGGGTCTGGTGTCTACTGTGATTGGACCGAATACAGCACCCATGTTTTTAGATACAGAATCTGTAAACTTATCATACGAACTGATATTTAGATTAGGCCCAGAACTCATTTGTGTTTTTTGTGCAGCGTCTGCTGCTTTTGAACCCGACTGGTAGTCATTAAACATGGAACTGAAGCTGAAATTCATATCCCCAGTCGCTAGGTCCATTGTCACGGGATTAGAATACTTACCAGTAGCAGCATCAAGGGTGCCGATTGGAGAGGTAAAGGTGTAAGTATTTTTGCTTGTGTCCGTGTTTCCAAAGTTGATGTCGTCTAAACCATAGGCGGTTACGTTAGCAGCCGCTTTAAACCCTGCCCCATCTGAACCGATGGTGTATTCCAAGACATTCTGTGAATTGTCAGCACTATCGTCATTGTCACTACCTATAGGCTGGAATATGTTTGGACTTTGACTTTGATTATTATCTTCATCACTAGACTTATCTTCTTGCTCGTTTATAGTATCCACGTTAATACCAGAAGAAGTATCAAGGGCTTGATTGTAAAAATCAATTGGACCCTTAGAGTATTGCTCGTAGCTAATTGGTTCAGGATTAAAGAATCTCACGTTTCCTCCTTGTGCGAGAGCAATTTTTTGTTCTTGTTGTTGAAATGCCGACAGGTAATCGGGGTGATAAGATTTTCCTTTAGGTAAATTATCTTTTGTTTTTGGAAGAGTATCAACTGGCATCCCCGTAAGTCCTGAGTATATTTCTCTTACTTTTTGTGGAATTTCTTCTTCTTCGTAATCGTATCCAAAAAACGTTTTATAAAATTCTTTTTGTGACATCTCTTTAACAGGCATAGACCTTTGATCTTCCGACATACGAAGTCCCCGTGGGTCTAGTCTTGTTAATTCTTGTTCAGAAAATCCCTTTCTAGGATCATACGGTAATGCAGATTTTGCTGCCTCTGCAATTTCAGAAGATGTAAGGTCTCCTGACGATACTAACTCTACAATGTAGTTTCTTTGGGCTTCGGTCATGGTAAAAAATGAATTACCAATAACGTCGTAAGCAATTCTTTGGGGACTAATAGCAGCCCTTTCCTCTTTTGTTGATTGAAAACCAAAGGGATCGTTAGCCATTCTATCAGCACGTTTTTTTGCGGCTTGAATGACGTAATCTGATCCTCGTAGCATCTCTGCTTTTTCTTTAGATGAAAATGCTAGTTGATTGCTATTAGCAGAGTTTGACTTAGCCATTTTTTATGACCTCAATGTGGTTATTCTTCAATTGAAGGAGTGTTTCCAGTAAAGCCAGCTTCCCCTGCAGTTGGCGCAGTTCCGACTCCGATTGTGCCGTTACCACTGCCCGAATTGTCCACTCCCGGACTTCCGCTAGGTACTCCTCCAGCCGCTCCCATTCCTTGTTGTTGATTAGGGGGGCCAGATTCTTGGCTTGCTTGTTGTTGAGCATTTTGCATCATTCCTTGTAACATCTGAGCGTAGACTTGTGCTTCGTTAGTATCGTTTACTAAGCTGTCAGGATCGATATCCTGTGAGATAGCCAGTTCACGCATCAGGTTAGGTATCTTGATGAATGGAGCCAGCATGGGGTTGGCTACGGTCTGTAACAGGGAAGTAAGACGTTGGCTACGTACTTCTTTCTGCATTACGGCTGCAACGCCGCGTGGTTTAATCTCCAAGTCGCCACTTACTTCTTCAATACGGTCGTTGAATTGCATATTCCACTGGAAATACGCTTCACCAAGCGGTTTGAGGAGATAATCGTCGATATTCTTAATCACAGTCTTCATAGAAAGCCCAGCAGACCCCATTAGCATCGACAGACCGGCTGCAGTACGTCCAGTACCCGTTACGCCCGTCTGACCGTGCATTATGGACGGTATACCCGTCTCTTCGTCTGCAAGCTGCCTACTAATTTGGTACATCTGAATGTTTTCGCCAGCAGTGTTAGGAAACTTAAGTCCGTTGATGGCTGTTCCGGTTACTCCTGACTGACGACGGAATATCTTTCCGGGAAAGATGTCCATGTTCTGTCCGGGAACCAAGCTTGCTTCATCTACGTCAAAGACAAGGTTGCCAGCTAGGGCTAGGTTGTCAATTGCCATACGAACGTGACCGTTCATTAGCATTTGGGCATCTTCCATGTTCTCTGCTACACCAACACCCCAAATCTGGTAGGGATTGATCTCGAATGGAAAAGCCTGAAACGGAATACGTGCCGGAGTGAAGGGATTGACAACGCATCGAAGGATCATAGTACCACAAACCCAGACGTTAACCTGCATCTGGTCAAACTCAGACAGTCCTTCAGTGCCTTCCATGCCTACTTCTTTGGCAAACTTGGCATCGATTACGCCCCAGTATTCAAGAACCTCAAATCTGTTCTCTTGGTAGTAGGCTTCTGTTTCATCTTCACGGATGGTATCTTCGTAGTACTTGTCCTCGTAGTTTGGCCCCTTACCAAGACACTCTTCGATTGCATCTGCGTAAAAGTGGGGACGCATAATCAAACTACGGAGTTGTTGACGGTTCATGCGGTGACGTTGTATTACGTACTCACAGTCCTCAAGGTTAGCAGCAGCAGGATCAGGATGAAAGTCCCAGATAGAAACGTGTTCGATGCGGGGGACTGTCTTCTCAAAAGGCTCGTATACTCGATTACCTTCTTCGTCTTTTACCCAGTTGTGGACTCGTTTGTAAAAGTTAAACGGTCCCTTTACTACTCCTGTACCCAATAGGCAAGATTCAAAGATAGCCTTACGCATTACGCTTACTGCGTTGGTATCAAGAAGCTGGTCGTGAATACACTTCTCCATCTTACGGGCCATTTCTTTAGCTGGCTCGAACTGTGGTTCGCCTACTTTAGCCTTCCCCGGAAGAATAGACTCACCAAACTCCTTGCCGTAGGAGCCTAACTTGTGTGCAGGTCCAGATGCAGCAAGACCACCCGGCGGTACCTCTCGACCATCACCCTCAAACCCATAGGGGTCAGCTTGTTCTGGTTGAAGGTCATCTGCTGGTGTTTTCATGTGAGCAAACTTCTCAATACCTTCCGGCATTGGGGTAGACTCAACGACTAGGGGAAACTTCTTGTTTGCAAATAAGATGTCAACAATTTGTCCGTATGCTGCAAGCACTTTAGTTTTGGTAATCTTGATAAACACCTTTGACTTTTCAGAGTCACGGTATTGTGTAGTTGAATCGTAGATTCCCCTAAAGTTTTTGTAAGCCTGAATCCAACGCTGCTCGTAGGCAAAGCGTCCGTTTTCAGAGTCTTCAAATTTAGAACGAATGTGTCCTGCCAATCCCGGCATCTGCTCACTAGGAGCAACCAGAGGGATTGACGTATCGTCATCCGGTTCTAGGAAATTGTCAGCCATCTATTTACCTTTAGTTGTTGCCTTGAGGTCTGTCATCAGCCATTTTAAATAGAGATGCTTCT